TAAAAAAGACTTCTACTATTCAGACGGCACCAAGCATTCACGCGGCAAAATGAAAGGTGCTGAAGGAGAATGGAAAGACCGCTCCCGCAAGCACCGATACGTTATGATGTTTGATAAGAAACTAAAACTCTTATGGTCCGATGAGTCGAGTGTTCTCAGTACGAATTAGTTTATTATTAACGTACTGAGAACTTTCTTCATAGTTCATAATTTCTCTCATTTCATTCAGATATTGCTGTAAGTAAATTGGTTTCATCAAAGATATCTGTCTCTTATTTTCATTCAGAATTACTTCATATTCCCAGTTTGTTACTCCAATAACTGGATTAATATCCCCAGATACTGTTTCATATTTTGTATCTGATTCAGCACCAACGCCAACATAGTAATTTCCATCAGCAGCATCATATGCAGGTGGAATTGTAAAGTTGGCATCAACAATCTGCCCAGCAGGTAAAATTAATCTACCTTTTGAATCTGTAACCTTGATTGTTTCATAATGATGGACATCATTCATATTTTGAATAGTGTACTTATTCTCAACATACTTGTACAAATCATAATTTGATAATGGCCATTGGTCTTTGATGTTAGTGATACCAGCAGTCAAGACAACAATCCAATCTAAATCAGGAGCACCATAGAATGCTTCTGCCACTGTATCTGGTCTTTGACCATCTAAGATAATATACTTGTCGAAGAGAGTAGTAACATTTTCTACAGAGTCAAGAAGTTTAACTCTACGGAAGAAGTTTTTAACTCTTACATATTCTCTTGAAGAAACCTTATGTAAAAGGTTTGACTGATATAAGATATCAGGTAGTTCTCTGAAATATGACATTAGAATCCTACTCCTATTGGTTCGTCATCATAATCTTCAGCGTAGATTGGATTGAGTTCCTTAAATGTCATTGAGACTTGAATGTGAACTGGTGTACCATCAGCATATGTCGCATAAGTTCCAGATGCTGTATAGTTAACACTCAAATCACTCAAGGCACAAACCTTAAACTTATTTAAGAACCTATGTTCTTTATTACCAGTTTTATATTCAAGTTGGAAGATGTCTGGAGAGTTGATAAACAGAGCGTCTCTTCCATTTTTTGGAACCATTGATTTTTTCAAAGTTCTAATAATTTGTTTGACCATCTCTGCTTCCTGTGGATCTCTTGGTGCGAAATCATAAGTAAAAGGAAACGTTCTTAAAGTTACATCACTGAAAAGAAGTTCCAGATTTGATTGTAAGATTTGTCCAGTTGCTCTTGTAACAATTGATTGTGGACTTACATTGGCACCAAGAGAATTAATCAGTTTTCCAGATAGAGCCGCTTTTAATGCTCCGATGGTTCTTTGATCAATGCCCTTCACACCATTAAGAACTGCTCCACCAACTTCTGATGCTTGTTTTAATGCTTCACCTGGATTATTAAGTAGTTCTGCCCCCAGTGCCAGACCACCCGCTTGAAGTGGATCTAATCTATCTTCGGCATAAGCAACTGATAAACTATCACTTATCTGTTGTGGTATTGGTAAAAATATATACTTTACGTTTTTTTCAAGTTCTTTCTTAGAACCTGGTGAATTGAAAAAATCAGTTGTTGAGGTTAATGCATTAAATTTAGTTACCCCAGTTACCGTTGCTACTACCTTACCCTTTTCGTCAGTTTTTTGAATCTCGCCTAGTTCAACAATTTTATTCAATCCAAACGTATTTTCTTTAGATTGTTTCTGGAAAATTCTTATCAGTAAGTGGTCAGTTTTTTCGTGGATTGCTTTCAGTGGGTATCTATAAATTTCTTGATTATTTTCATCCTTCTTTTGATTAGCCTGAGTCTGGTTTGAGTTGCCAGTGTTCAGCAGATCAACACCCTTAGATGCCAACTCGAATCCATTTGGACCGTTGTTTAGTTCTGCGGAATCCTCTGCGTTAGTTGCCATTATAGACTTTTTTAGGTATTTAGCTTAAAGTTAGCAAAAGGTATCATTTGTAAATCTTTAATTTCTGAAGGATATACTTCATATAATCCTCCTGCCACTTCATTCCAGGTATATTGTCTGGTTTGTCCCCAGTGAAAATTTAATCCACGAAATCCCCACTGGAAAACATCAGTAACTGCAACGAAAGGGTTTTGGTCATATCTTAATTGTGGTGTCTTTGCATTGTAAACAAACACATAAATCTTTCCACCACTAACTTCTCTAACAGGAATCTCAGTAAGAACTTCGAGAAGAGCAATCATAACGTCATCAGGGTCTCTAACGCCAATGATACTATCACTTACCGCACGAATCCGATTGCGGTTTGTATCAGTATCCGTAGGTCTTTTTGCTGCTCTTTGTTCAGCAAGTTTTCTTCTTTGTGCTTGAAGAAGAGTTTCTCTTGGCATTAGTTGATACCGAGTTCTTTTTCTGTTAGAACTTTAAACTCCCAAAGTCTATCCTTACAATACTCTCTTGCTGCCTTCCACTTTGCTTGATTCTTGGCATATTCAAATGCCTCACCAAGATACTTCTTTGTTTGCCTCTTGGGTTTGGGTGGGGGAGCACATTGACGTAATGGTTTCACTTCAATCAAAGATGATTTGATTCTACCATTGGCATCTTTATACTTAATAAAGAAGTCTGGGAAATATCTATGAACTTTATTATCAATCGGAGAACGATAGGGAATACAAAACTCTTCTGATTGCCACTCCAACACATTCTCATTAGTGTCACAATAAACCATAAACTTGCGTTCCCAAAGAGAACGATAGATGATATTGGTTGGGTCGCCCTTGTATTTTTGAGGATATGAAGGTTTGTATTTTCCCTTATATGACATCTAAATAACTAAACAATCACTTATAAGATATTTAGAGTGCCTAGACCATTCCCGAAAAAAATATCTCAGATTAAACCAACACTCACAAATCTGGCACAAACATCTCATTATTTGATTGAGTTTGGTGGTTTGAGTGGTCCCCTAAGACAACACTTAAAAATTAGGGGGATGGACTCTAGATTTATCACAGAAACCACTGGTCTCCTATGCAATAGAGCAGTTCTTCCTGGAAGTTCATTTGCTACAGCAGATGTTGTAGGTAACTATATGGGTGTTGCTGAAAAAATGGCACACACCAGAACATTTGTTCAAATGGATCTGGAGTTTTATGTAGACAATAAGTACAACTCTTTGAAGTTTTTAGAGCACTGGATTGAGTTTATTTCTAGTGGCAGCACAACTACTGCTGGTGGAGACGCTGTTGATCCAAGAAATAAAGGATATTATTTTAGAATGAGATATCCTAGTGAGTACAAGTGCGATGAAACGAGAATCATTAAGTTTGAAAGAGATTATAAAAGATACATTGAATATCGTTTCTTTGGATTGTTCCCAATCTCATTAAACTCAACAACAGTGTCTTATGAGGGATCAAATATTTTGAGAGCATCTGCATCTTTTAACTATGACAGATACATTGCTGGAAAATCATATTCCTACGATATATTTAAGAAGCAAGATAATAACAAAAATGACCCTCCTGGTTATTCAACAGGTATTGCAGATAATCCCTTCAATAAACCATTTGGATTATCATTTGGAGAAGCAATGAATATTGATATCTTTGGTGGATCGAAATCATTCAGTCAACAAGCACTTGGAAACTATTCTAAGTTTGTTGGAAACACTTCAAACTACTTTGGATCTAATGCTAGTGTACTAAGCGATAATCAGATTAGACAAGCGTTCATAGGAGAACGTCTCATCTGACCATCTAAATAATTTCACTGATTTGTAAGGATCGTAATGCCTTTACCAAAAATTTCTACGCCAACTTATGAGTTGGTTATTCCTTCGTCTGGAAAGAAGATTAAGTATAGACCATTTCTAGTCAAGGAAGAGAAGGTTCTAATCATTGCAATGGAGTCTGAAGATACATCTCAGATTGCCAATGCAGTGAAAGATGTTATTAAGAGTTGTATTTTGACTCGTGGAATCAAAGTAGAAGAACTTTCTACTTTTGATATTGAATATCTGTTTCTCAACATTCGTGGTAAGTCTGTTGGGGAAGAAGTGGAAGTTCTTGTAACCTGTCCTGATGATGGTATTACAAAGGTTCCAATGACGATTAACTTGGATGAGATTCAAGTTCAAGTTGATGATAATCACTCTAAAGACATTAGACTTGATGATACTTTGATTCTTAGAATGAAGTATCCTTCAATGGAAGAGTTTGTCAAGAATAACTTTGTACTTGGTGATGTAAATGTCGATGATACATTTGATATTGTAATGTCTTGTATTGAGCAAGTTTATAATGAAGAAGAGTCTTGGTCTGCAAAAGATTGCACTAAAAAGGAACTCAAAGAGTTTGTTGAGCAGTTAAGTTCAAAACAGTTCAAAGAGATTGAAAACTTCTTTGCAACAATGCCTAAGTTATCTCATACGATTATTGTTAAGAATCCAAACACTGGTGTTGAAAATGAAGTAGTTCTGGAGGGACTAGGAAGTTTTTTCGCGTAAGTATGGCTCATACTGATCTTGAGTCATACTTTCGTGTTAATTTTGCCTTGATGCAACACCATAAATATAGCTTGACAGAGTTAGAAAATATGATACCTTGGGAGAAAGAAGTATACCTTGCTTTCCTCCAACAGTACATTGAAGAAGAAAACTTAAAAGCACAACAAATGAATGGTTAGCACTCCTTTTGGTAGAACACCAAGAATATCAGCCGCTGCCTATACTGGCAGAGCGGTTGCTCCTGCTCAACCAGATCCAGTAACAACTGGTCTTATCAATAAGAACTCATTACAACTGGCAGTCGTATCCAATCAGATACAAGGAATGACTGCTCAGATGAACTCCCTTGCGGGTTCGTTACAAGTAATTGCGAGTACTTTAGCAACTGCACAGGCGATAGAAAGGCAGAAGGAAGCGCAGGATCAAGAACTTGAGAGAAGATTAGCAGAACAAAAACTGCGTGAAGGAAAAGAGAGTGTCATTGAGAAAAAGATACAGGCAGCAGCGATTGCCCCTGCACAAAAACTTGCTGGAACAGCACAGTTTACTCTCGGAAGATTAGGAGATTTCTTTACAAGGTTGCTTGGTGGATGGTTACTTGTTAAAGGTGTAGAAACTCTCAAGGCATTAGGTGAAGGAAATACCGAAAAACTAAACGATATTAAGAACAATGTTCTAAAAAATCTTGCACTGATTACTGGAATCTTTATTGGATATAAAGGTGGTCTAAGATTACTTACTGCTGCTTTTTCCAGGATGGGTGGAAGATTGCTTGCAGTTGCTGCTGCTGGATTATTTGTGAAACCTTTTACTGATTTCATGAGTTTTGTTGTTGATGCAGCAAAGAGTGTATTAGATAAAGCAGGTTTAGGTGGTCTTATACCGGAAAAAGAAGAACCAGAATTAGAATCAAGTGCTCCACCAACAGCGGCAAACATTGAATCTGGTCAAACACCTTCAGAAACACCTGCTGCTTCCAATAATAGTAATAATTCTTCTTCTTCTAGTCCACCCGCAAGTTCCAATGAAGCAAACTTAGAAGGAAAGGGTGGTCCTTCTTTAACAATGCCCACCGAATCTTTATTGGGCGATAGCGTATTTGGTGAAGGATCAGAATCCAAGTTTACATTCAATATGTTTGGTGGTCCAACAGTGGATCTATCAAAACCTGTTGGTTCGGAAGCAAAGGTAGAACCAACAGAAACGGCAATGGGTAAAAAGGTTGATGAAGGTGGTGAGAGTAAAGAACTAGATGCAAGTAAACCTGCAAAGTTTGGCGAAACTTCACTTCAAGCAGAATCGACAGCAGAGACGAATACAGATCCAGCAAATGTTCCATTACAAGGAGATCCTTCAAAAGGATTGAAACCAGGACAGATTAGTCCTGGTGATAAGACACTTCTTGAAATGGGATTCACGGTTGGTGAAGTTCAATCTTTTGTTGATGCCGAGAAGTATATTGGCAAACTTGGAAAACTTCCAGTTGAAGATATGATCTCTCCAGTGAAGAAAGATAAAGAAGTTGCAGAAAAGGTTGGTCCTGCACCAGAACCACCCGTGAACGTAGTTCCTGTTCCAAGTGGTCAGGGTGAGGCAAAACCAGAACAAGTTCCTGCTGGAATGGGTCCAATTAATAATGCACCATCATTTGCAACAAGCAACAGTGATAACATCTACATTCTTGGAGCAATGTCAAACTTTAATGTAGTAATGGCATAATGGCAAAAGCACAACAATCACTACTAAAAAATAGTTCCAGTATTGAGAATATTAAAGATTCTCTGAATGCTTTTGGCACAAGTTTGAGAAAGGCAAACTCAACATCATCTAACATCGTTAAGAGTCTCTATAAAGGAAACAGAGACAAGAAGCGTGCGATAGTAAAGCAGAGAGAACTGTTCCAAAAAAGAAGAGAAGCAGTTCAAAAAAGAGAACAAGAAGATATCATTGAAGCAGGAAAAGTAGGATCTGTTTATAGAAGATCATCGAAGATCATATCTGGAAGCACCAAGGGATTTCTTGGTAGAGTTATGGATTTTGTTGGAACCATTATGGTTGGATGGTTAGTCAACAATCTTCCAAGAATTATTAAAGGTGCTCAAGATTTAATCGGAAGAATTCAGAATCTTATAGGAGTTTTGAGTTCTTGGGTAGATGGTATTGGAAACTTTTATCTTGATTTTACTGCACAACTTGGTGGAATTTTAGGCAGAAATAAAAATCTTGGTATCGATCAAGATAAAGAACTGGCGGATAGATCTGAAACAGAACTTGAAGGTGGAGTGAATAAGATGCTTCAAAATATGGAGCAAATGATTGCTAATCTTTTGGGATTTGATCTTCTAAAAATACTTGGATTAAAGACAGATAAAAAAGAAATA